CTTAGCACCATCAACAGCAAGGTCTCGTCCGTCTACTGTACCAGTAGGTGTGATGTTGGTAAACGTAGGGCTATCACTTGCACCTAAACCCAAGTTGCTTCTTGAAGTTGCTGCGTTAGCCACATCGCTAAGGTTGTTAGCTGCAAGCATGTCACCAGAACCTGCCCCACTAGCACCCTTGGCAGCAAGGATAGACCACTTAGCCGCTGATAGGTCAGTAGAGAAGGTTGAGCCTGCTGTGTGTGCCTCTAAGGCAACATAAGTGTTACCTGAGTCAGTTACAACATCATATGCGCTGTAAGAGGTTCCAGTGACCCATGCACCAAGGAAGGTAAATGCTGTAGACAGATTACCAACAAGGGCGTTGTCCAGATACAAAGTGTTGAACTTACCAACACCATTAATAACCTGATTGCCATTTAAGTCTAAGTCACCTTGCATTGAATTAGGTGTACTACCATCAAGCGACAGAGTATTATCAAATGCTGCATCAATGTTGGTGAAGTTGTCGTTAAGTGCTGTACGGCTGTAGTAGCCCGAAGCAATAGTCGTGATTGTAGGGCCTTTAGCCATTTTCTTAATCCTTTACCAGTGGTGGATTGTTGTTGTAGTTTGGTGCTAGTGGAGGGGAATTGAACCCCTAAGTAACTGCGCTACTGACGCCTAGGGTAGCTGTTGTTACCCGCAAACCTGCCACAGCATACTAGTTAGGGAGCAAACCAGCCTCTTTAAGCCGTTGCATGTCTTCTGTTAACCCTTCACGCTCGAAAGCTGTCTGTGCTGTCTCACGGGCCTCTGAGCGCTTCTTACGTGCATCAGTGGTTTGGCCTTTAGGGTTCCAACCTTCTTCGATAAGATACTTGGCAGCAGCGAAGGAGGACTTACCCTCGTTCTTCACTTCGTTTACCACAACACTAAATGCTAGGGCTTTACGACGAACATCTGCTTCTTTACGCCATCTCTCAATGTGTACTACAAGTCTTTTGTCGGAGTTGCGGATTTTATCCCACACCTGCCACGAACCAAAGATATAGTCTGAGAAAGTTATTTCCGTCGGATCATCAACCGCCATAGCGATAAATATCTGAGCGATGGGCATCAAGGGTCTACCCGACGGATGTTCGATAGCCTCTTCCTTCAACGTAAAGATACATGCGTCACTTTGATGATCTAGTTCGTAGAAGAGGGATTTTGTACGGATGACCCCTTGGTCCGTCTTTGTGTAGGAGAAGTCGTAGAGGGCCATGAATGAATTCCTTTATCGTTTGTGTCTATATACGTTAGCTCCCATTAGTGTAATGTAAACTAACTCAAGTCTATAGCAAGGCACTAATCCTATACTACACCATCCTCAACCTTGTTGAGACCTAGAATAATATAAGCTAGTGTTAAGATAACCACCGTTATACTTTGTACGTTAGTTATACTAATAGATAACAAAAAAGAGCTAAAATGTTATGGGTAAGATGAAATAAAGTTTAAATAAGTTGTAATAGGTGGTATAAGTGTGACATAAAGGTCACTATAAGGTCTAAGACTCCTTAGTGTGGTACATAACCTCAGTCACTACGTTCCATCGGGTTGGTAGACCACAACCCTTGTATAGGGCTTAAGCTCATCATCAGTATTCTGTTGTATACTTTACAGGTTGTGGTATAGCTGTGGTATGCTTTTGTATCCTTTTGTGGTCATTAGCTGCGCTTAGCAGCGCTTAGTGTACCCCTACTGCAACACCTTCAAATAGCCAAAGTTATGTTAGAAAATGTTTAGGTGCAATTCTCTTGAATGGACAACCCCCCGACCCCCCTTGGCCCCCCTTCGTGATATTTGTGTCACACATGTATCTCATTTGTCACACTTTACCTGTTACAGTATAACATAACGTGTACCTATGTTAACACTTGTTACATTATATCATTGTTATGGTCAAATACACCCAACCACTACAGCATCCATCCGCTTCCCCTTATCCATATACCTGTAACGCTACCTAACGATTACTAACGTCCCCTAACGCTATGCATATGTGCCCTACTACACACATAGACACGCTACAGCACGGTACTTTTTATTCACTAGTATATAGTACACATACGCACATCATAGTTGTTGTAGGTGTGGTATACATTTGTTTCCCTTTAGTTTCATAGGCTTATCATTTTATTTACATTTATCTTCATTTAGTTGTTGCAATGCTTTGTTGGTATCGTTAGTTATTAATCAACAGCAACGACTAGCTGCTAGCAGACGCCCTTAGGGGACAGCGCGGACCCACTTCAACACCCATAGAGAGGCGCTATGGGAAGGTCGAACCGAAGGGGCGTAAGTAGTAGTGGTTATCATCCCCCGCAAGGGCGATACGAAAGTATGGGTGGTAAAAAGCAAACGATAAACTTACGGCGATTTAATATCGTAAAGGAACTCAATGGTTCTTTTAAAGTATTAAACCAAACAAAGGATACTATCATGACACGTACAATATACCAATCTACAAAGACTAACCTTAAGAACGTCAAGAACGTCAATGGTTACGTAAAGGCTGATGGCACTGAGGTTCGCAAGCATATCCGCAACGGGTTGCAAGTTATTCACAACACATACGGCAAAGGCTTAGTAGATGCTGAAGCATACACAAGCGGTAAGGCCTTTATCAAATATGTGGTTGGTGGTGGTGGTACTCATGGCGGACGTATGTTATCAGTTAGCCGTAAACAATTAATCAAAGGATAAGAACATGTTCAATAAAGTAATATTCGCAATCGACAACAATACAGATTTTCACATTGTAGCAAAGTTTATGCGCCACGTTGATACCGCTAGATCGATGGGGTTGGTTAGTGGTGGCATAGTGATGGCAACAGGCTATTGGGAAGGCGAATTAGAAGCCTCTTACATCATGGACGAAATTGACTACCGCAACGTAGTAGAACCAATGGGGTTCACAAAGAAACAGGTTTGCATTCTTCACGTCCCCGCAGATACACGCCAGCCTTGCACTTTGGAATATGGTGACGACACACCGAACGAAACAATCGGGGCAATGCGTGAGATAAGCAAAGAGGAAGCGCTTGAAGGTTTTGCATGGACATACGTGCAAGAAACCAACAAATACTTTGCAACAGTATAATGGGAACCAAGCCAACAAAGGGGCCAGCAAGCCCCATGCCTTCACACTCGGCCATGATGGCGCGGGTATATGAACAACAGAAACAAACAAAGGACTACTATCATGACACGCATCACATCAAAAGTACTTGAAGACTTGGCCTCTAAGGTAGCAGAAGCAACAGGCTTGGACGTAGATATTAACCACAGCTCAGACTATGGCGGCTATCAAGTGACAACAAACAAGGGTTCAACAGTTTTAAAGCATCGTGGTTCTGCTAAGGAAACAAAAGCATTTCTTGCAGGCATCCACGCAGGTATATACTTACAGATCAAAGGGGCAGCACAATGAACACACACATCAAGAACGCAATCACAGGGGCCTTGATGGGCCTCCTATTAGGCGCAGCGCTATTCAGTGGGTGGTTGCTATGATGCGTGACCCCGTGTACCTAATTAGCTTTATAATGTTCTGGACAAGCGTTAGCTACCTTACAGTGGTATCAGTGCAAGCCTTGATCCAACACTTAACAAACAAAGGAAAAGACAAATGAAAATCGTCGTCCCGCTACTATCATTGCTGTTCGCCTTTATGGTAACAGCCGCACCGCTTATGATCCTGATTGCAATCATCTTAAAGGTTGTAATGTGGATGGGCTTGTGATGGCCCTATGGGTCTTGGGAATAATCACAATATTCCCACTCATGACACTGATCGGCCTTGGGGTCGTGATGCTAATCACAACAACAACAAAGGACTAATATCATGGATATTCTAAAACTTTACGCACTCGTTGCTGTAGGTCGTGCCTTCTTCACCCCAACGGGAAGAGAAGAGGGGGAATCAAAATTGATTGAACTAGCGTATGACTCTGGTTTTTACTTAGGCCAACCGTTACGCCAACTAGTTGAGTTATTCATCTAAACCACAACAGCAAAGGAATAAACAAATGGACAACTATGTAGACTTTTATGACTTTATCATGGACTTGGCAGAATACGACATTTTGATCCAAGAAACTCAACAACAAGCAAACGAGAACGCACAAATGGAGAACGACCAATGAAGAATACTATCATCACAACAATCGCCCTAACAATCGCAACAGCAACAACAGCAGCCGCACACGCTGGCCCTGAGCAGCACCCACCAGCTTGGGCTTGTGGTGCTAAAGGCTACGTCTTTGAAGGTATCCAAATCGAAGGTGGTATCATCCACCAGCGTTGGTACTGCGATGATGGCCGTAAGACACAGAAAACCATCATGTTCGACACAGGCCCAGACAACTCACCAAGCAACGTAGGTCCTGCTGGTACTAATGGTACTAACGGTACGAATGGTAAGGATGGTACTGATGGCACTGATGGCACTGATGGTGTAGATGGTAAGGACGGCAAGGACGGTAAGCGTGGCAAGCGTGGACCTAAAGGAAAAGATGGAAAGGATAAAGGTAACTGTGGCAACCAAGAGGGCAGTGGTACAGGTACAGGCGGTGGGAACACCTGTGGATGACCCATGCGACCCAATGATGCCACCACCCCAACAACCTAAACCAAAGGAAACAAACAAATGACTACTTATTACATGAACGCAGACGTGAACGAATATACTATCATCGCAGACCACAGCCACCCATCAGATTATCAAGACCTGATCGACACATACTTGGCTGGTGGTGGTAAGATCACTAAGTGTCGCGAAGGGGCACGAACAACATATGATAAAATCCCTAGCTACAACATCACACCAGAGGAAGCGGAAGCATCCAAGCTAAAGAAAGGTACATCTTTGTTTGACCAGATCGAATTGAGCAAGGGGAAAGAGTACAACGAAACAGCAGAAGATTTATTTGACAAGCGAGGTCGTTTCTAATGATTACCAAACATGACGTATACGGACGAGTTGAAGTTGATCAGGCCATACTAAATGGCGATGAGGACTTTGTAAAAGTTAAACTATTCAACGGGCGTGACATCTTTCCAACAGATAACTTGGTGGTAGGAAAGGTCGCACTAGAAGACAAAGGAGGCTATAAGCCAAAAGGAAGAACAACTACTATCATCCAAGACTACCTACCGCTAGCCTACAGCGCAGCTTCACAGCACTACAGTGAAGAAGCAGAGTGGGAAGAACTGGTACAAGTAGCGGCTCTTGGGTTGTGTGAAGCAGCAGAACGCCACGACAGCACCCGCAACACATCCTTTGCAGCATTCGCAAAGCCATACATCAGCGGCTACCTAAAGAACTTCTTAAACCCAGAACGTAATGGGAAAATGAATATGGTAGAGCTTTCTGGTGGTGTAGTAGAGGAGATGACCACAGAAGATGTTGTAGATAATGACATGAAAACAGTTATTTACGGGGCAATGGAGTCGCTTACACCCAAGCAAAAGTTTGTCATGGAGATGGTATACATTGAGGGTCACACGCAACAAGAGGTGTCGGAGATGATGGGGATAGAACGAATTGGTGTGCAACAATTAGTGTCAAGAGCTACTGTTGCATTACGGAAACAGTTGGAAGGAGTTTACCAATAGTACGAAGAAAGTTTCGGGGAGGCCATAACAAAAATCCCCAATCCTGTTATCTATTAGTATAACTTAAGTAAGCACTAGGGTAACACCTACAACTACAACCTAATATAAACATAAGGAAGTCTTAAGTATGTCAGAAGTAACTAGACAGCCTTGCCCGAATTGCCCTAGCAGTGATGCTTTCGCTTATAATTCAGTCAAGATGGTTGGAGTGTGTTATTCTTGTGGTAGCGCATATCCAAAGGCGGGTCGTAAATACGATCAGGAAATCCTAGACAAGTACCCCTTAGAGGATAAGGGTTTTAATTCACCAGTGGTGGTAGTAGAGAATCCACCAGAGAGCCTATACAAGTTTGTTCCTATGCGTGGTATCGCACAGGATGTGATGGAGCACTACAACGTCAAGACCCTATGCACTAGGGAAGGCGTACCGATCCAACAAGAATACATCTACCCATCAGGTAGTAAGAAGACACGTAGATTACCTAAGTCTTTCACTGCTGTTGGTAAGATGGATGAGTTGTTTGGGATGAACCTGTTTGTTGCTGGTACATCTAAGATGGTTACTATCACTGAAGGAGAACTTGACGCTATGTCAGCGTGGCAGATGATTGGTCGTGGCTCACGCTACCCAACACCTGTCGTATCACTACCATCAGCTAACCCATCTAAGGCATTCTGGGAGAACGTCATACCGTGGCTAGATAGCTTCGAAAAGATTGTCCTGAGTGTCGATAAGGATGGTGCTGGTGATGAGGTGGCACAGAAGATCAACAACATCTTCCCTAACAAGGTCTACAGGGTCGATCACACGCTCTATAAGGACGCTAACGAGTTCTTACAGGCTAACAAGGCTAGTGAGTACAAGAGTGCGTGGTATAACGCTCAGCGCTTCATGCCTGACAACATCCTACACAGTGCAGATGATCTGCTAGAGTTGTTCGATGATACGCCTGACCACTCCTATGTCCCTACGGGCATCCCAGACTTCGATAAGAAGGCAATGGGGTTGATGCAGGGGCACTTCACAGTGTTCAAGGCACCTACAGGTATTGGTAAGACAGAGCTAATGAGATACCTTGAATGGAACTTCCTACAGCGTGGCGTTACCTTCGCTACGATGCACCTAGAGGAAACTAAGCTACGCTCTGTGCTTGGCTTGGTGTCGTATGACCTCAAGGACAACCTGACCCGCAAGGACTTGGTTGAGGAGAAGGGTAAGACTGATGAAGTACGAGCAAGCATCCAACGACTAGGAGACAGCGAGAACTACTATCAATACTTCATGAAGGATGGTCAGGGTGCTGATGAGTTGATCTCACAGATACGGATGTTCAAGGAAGCATATGGTTGTGACTACGTTATGTTCGAGCCTGTGCAAGATGTTATCTCTGTTGGCTCAGAGCAGAACAAGGAGGGCCTACTAGCTGAGTTAGCTGTTAGGTTGTCTAAGGTTGCAGCAGACCTTAACGTGGGCATCATTACCATCGCCCACACTAATGAGGACAACGAGGTTAAATACTGTAAGATGCTGGGCCAACGTGCCTCTGTTATCATTCGGTTAGATCGAGACAAAGACGCGGAAGACTTCATGGATAGGAACACAACACGCCTGATCATCGAAAAGAACCGCCCAACATCAGAGGAGGGACACGCGGGCGACATGCTATTCAACACATCAACATTCACTATGGAGGCTCTATGAAAATTGTATTCGATATTGAGACAGACGGCCTCCTAGATAGGCTTACTAAGATACACGTCTTCTCGTGGTCGGTAGTAGGCTCTGGTGAGGTACACAGCACTAATGACCTTAGTACCATTCAGGAGGTCATGTTTAAGACTACAACAGCAATCGGCCATAACATTGTGGGTTTCGATATACCTGCCCTGATAAAGTTTGGCATCACAACAGATGCTAATATCATTGATACCTTGGCGCTGTCGTGGTACTTAGAACCTAAACGAGCAAGACACGGTTTAGCTCACTGGGGTGCAACAGTTGGTGTAAAGAAGCCAGAGGTTGAGGACTGGGACAACCTAGCCTATGAAGACTACAAGCATAGGTGTGAAGAAGACGTTAAGATTAACCTAGAGGTGTGGTACATACTAGAGCGTAAGCTCAAGCGCCTCTACCGTGAAGAAGGGGAGCTAGAGAAACTCACTGACTACCTTACATTCAAACTACAATGTGCAAGGGATCAGGAAGTATACGGTTGGCGCTTAGATGTGCCAAAGGCTCAAGCACTACACGACAAACTATTAGAGATGAAGGAGGACTCACAAACACAGCTATCACAAGCAATGCCGAAGAAGCCTATCACTAAGGTGATGAACCCGCCAAAGGTTATGTACAAGAAAGATGGTACACTTTCCTCAAGAGGCGAGGCTTGGCAACAGTTGCTACTAGAGTCCTACATGCCAGCATCTACAATGCAGCCTATGACTGTGTTGGTTGGACATGAGGATGGCAACCCTAACAGCCACGAACAAGTAAAGGAATGGCTCTATCAGCTAGGCTGGCAGCCACGGACATTTAAGTATGTACGAGGTGAAGGTTTTGGTGAGGAGCGCAAGATACCACAAGTACGAGACGGCTCAGACCTATGTCCTAGTGTAGTAGAACTAGCAGAGGTAGAGCCTTCGATCAAACTCCTAGAAGACCTTACGGTTATCAGCCACAGACTAGGTGTCGTTAAGGGTTTCATTGAGTGTGAAGTGGGTGGGTATCTAGTGGCTGGTATCTCTGGACTCACTAACACCTTCAGGTTCAAGCACAGGAAGCCTTTAGTTAATCTTCCTGCTGTCGATAAGCCTTGGGGTAAAGAGATTAGAGGGTGCCTGATTGCACCAGAGGGTAAGGTTCTAGTAGGTTGTGACATGGTGTCCCTAGAGGACACTACTAAGCGACACTACATGCAACCATTGGACCCTGAGTATGTGGAAAGTATGAATGTTAAGGGGTATGACCCACATATTTCGCTCTCCGTACACGCGGGGGCATTAACACAAGAGGAGTACGAGTTCTACCAATGGTACCAAAAACAGAACTAGTCACAGAACAGGTTGGCTCAGAGCAACACTAAGTGGGGACAGGTTGGCTCAGAGCAACATTGCATAGGAAAAGCATGGAGGATGAGGAAAGATGGCGAAGATCGGTACTGGCCTAACGCTAGAACAAATGAAGTCCCTGCCAAAGGGTGAGCAAGCGGAACTAGCTTCACAGATTGTAGCTGTTCGAAAGGCGTACAAGGCTGTGAACTACAGCGCCGTCTATGGTGTAGGTGCATCGACACTCTCACGTGCCACTGGCCTCAAGGTTATGGCAGCTAAGAAGTTAATCACAGCATACTGGGACCGTAACTGGGCAGTAGAAAAGATAGCTGAAACAAGAAAGGTTCGTAAGATAGGTGATGAATCATGGATTTACAACGACGTGTCAGGGTTCTGGCACAGCCTACGGTCTGAAAAGGACCGTTGGTCTACTACAAACCAATCAACTGGCGTCTACTGCTTCGACCAATATGTGAAGCTAGTTAAGGGAGCTGGTGAGAAAGTCATTGGTCAATTCCACGATGAGGTAATCGTAGAGACTGATGATGCAGACAGAACAACTAAAGTACTACTTGAGTGCAAAGACAAGCTCAATACTATCATTCAACTCAATGTTCCACTGGACGTAGACTACGCCGTGGGCAACTCTTACAAGGATATTCACTAATGGCTAAGACAACAGTAATCGCAATGACAGGCTTCATCGAATACGCACGAGTATTCACAGACAACATGGATGCGAACATGGACTTCCACGCAAAGACGGAAGGTCAGTACAACGTCAACTTCTACCCAGAGACAGACGAGGACTTCGATAAGTTCTTTGGTGCTGGTGCTCCTCCATCAGCTATGGGCCACGACACAATCAAGGTTGGTAACTCAGAGTTAGCCTCTGGTAAGTACCTGAAGCTGAAGCGTCCTAACAAGCACCCCTCTGGTATCGAAGACTTTGGTGGTGCCCCTCTAGTGTTCGACTTCCGTGAAGGTGAAAGCACAAAGAAGTGGTCATTCAGTGAGGATGGTGAGCTAGGTAATGGCACTAAGGCTGTCGTTAAGGTCTCTATCTATGGTGATGGCTCTCGTGCTTCCATCCGACTAGAGAAACTAGCAATCACTGACTTGGTTGAGTACGATGGTGAGTCAAGTGGCTCTGTAGTAAATAAGGATGCGTTCTAATGCAAGTAGACATCAAAATGACCTTTAATGGTATCGTTAAGACTATCTCAGCAGATGTAGATTACCTAGAGGATTGGCTACACGTAGTCTCTGAGGCTACACGGTCTGAGTGGACCAATGTGGAGTCCATTGCGGCTGAACGGTCAGATGGGCGTATGGTCTGGAGTTGTGCAGCAGACGACCTTTGGGAATAGAATACATACTCGCGGGGACTTTAGCAGTCCTCGCGTACACTGTGTGGGAACTAGGTCGTACAAATCGTAAGTTGGACATCCTTTGGACAGCTTTACTTGAAGCAGCATATGAAGAGGAAGATGAGGATGGAGATTATTGACACTCGTGTCTACCTAATGGACAAAAATAACCATGAGTTAGAGGTAGATGTCAGCCTACTACAACATGGTTGGTTCACAGCCACTAACTTAGACCTTGGGTGTGACCAAGAACTAACACAAGAACAGATAGACTTAGCTCAGGAAATGTTTGAGGAGGAGGAAGCACAATGGCGAACATAGAGGCAACCCTTATAGACTCAATGGGGACGGACCTTAGCGTAGTTAATGCTGCTCGGGTATCCTTTGGTAAGAAGTCATCCTTTGAGGGACGTGTAGGTGGCCCTAACGTGTTGTCAAGCCGTGACACTAAGCTGGTCAACTACCTAGCCAGCTACAAACACCTTAGTCCATTCGGCCACTGCTTTGCATCATACCACGTCAAGGCACCTATCTTTGTAGCACGACAGTTAGTGAAGCATAAGTTCTTACGTTGGAATGAGATCAGTCGTCGCTACGTCGATGATGACCCTGAGTTCTATACACCAGACGTATGGAGAGGCCGTGCAGAGGACGTTAAGCAAGGCTCAGGTGATGAGTGTAAGTCTCAGTACTTCCCTAGCATCTACGCTGATGAGGTCAACGCTAAGGCACTAGGAGACTACCGCAAGATGCTACAACAAGGTGTGGCACCTGAACAAGCTCGTATGATCCTACCACAATCCACCATGACCGAGTGGTATTGGTCTGGTAGCTTAGACGCCTTTGCTGACATGTGTCGCTTACGTTGTGCTACAGACACACAAGCAGAGACACAGAAGGTAGCATGGGACATTGCTTTAAAGATGGAGGACTTATTCCCTGTATCATGG